AAATTCCTGCTGATGCGACTGCCGCCACAGTACAAGGCATAGAAATGCTGCTTATCGATAAAAACAAGGCGGAGTCTTTATTGGAATCGGATCCTAATGACAACGCCATCCACGAATGCCTTTTAAGCAACGGCCGTTTCCTGTTCCAATCGGACAATGCCAACCTCGTTGCCCTGTATAAAGTAACAAGAGCATCTGAATAACGCTCCTGTTGCATATAATCACCTTATTTATCTGATTTCATCCTTTCTACAAAGGCTTTTGACGGTTTGAATGCCGGGATATTGTGGGCAGGCACTATTATCGTGGTATTCCTGCTTATGTTGCGTGCCGTCTTTTCCGCACGGTATTTGATGATAAAAGAACCGAAGCCGCGAAGATAAATCTCCTCGCCGTTTATCATGGCAGACTTTACGCTATCCATGAATCCTTCAACAATTTGCAACACGACCTGCTTCTCCAGACCGGTCTGCATTGCTATTTCCCTGACGATATCCGCTTTTGTCATATCAATTCTTGATTAAATACTGTCAATCCGGTTACAAAGATACATCATTTTCTGAAATATCCTCTTTTTATAAGCACATATAACAAACATTAGCCGGTGTCGGTCTCTACTCTTTCGATACAAATAGTATCGAAGTATGAAACTGACACTCAACCGCAAATTCAAAGGCCAGACCTACACTATAGGCGACCTGTCTATCGATGGCAAGTTTTTCTGTAACACCATCGAAGATGTCGTGAGGGAACTTCCGGCAACCTGTCCGGACACTTCCTGTGGTCGCTCCTGTACCTGCGCGGAAAAAGTCTATGCCAAGACAGCCATTCCTGCCGGGACTTATAAAGTCACCCTTCAGTACAGTCCCAGGTACAAGAAGAAAATGCCATATCTGCATGATGTGCCACATTTCCTCGGCATCTTGGTCCACTCCGGCAATACAGAAGTCGATTCCGCTGGCTGTATCATCGTGGGAAAGAATACGGTCAAAGGAAAAGTTTTGGAATCCCGTGCCACTTTCCAAGAACTGTATGCCATACTCGAGTCCGAAGGGGACATAACCATTCAGATTGTATAAAGCGAATGGCGATCAACAGGCTCAAACCACCCAGAAACCTGCGCATCGAGTTCAAACCGTCCCCACGGCAATATGAACTCTGGAAACTCTTGCAGCCAAACTATTGTCCCCATTGTGGCGGGGAGATCGAGCAAATCCTTGTTGGCTATGATCAGCAAGGTAACCCGCAGTACAGGCCGCAGTGCAGGCATTGCAAGTCGCAGAACCTGCCACAGCTGATACTGGGAGGCGGAGCGGCAGGCGGCGGGAAAGCGGCGCCATTGGATTCAACGGTATGTACTCCTTTCGGTTTCCGCAAAGTTCGGGATTTGAAAGTCGGGGACATCATATCCTCTGCCACAACCGGAGGGCAGCAACGGATAATCTGGCTACACCCTGTTGAAAGACATGATTACTACCGTATCCACTTTATCGACGGGACATATTTCGACTGTTCCGCGGGACATTTGTGGAAACTTCATCAAAGTCACAAAAGGACGGAACGGAAAGATACGGGGTGGAACCGGAACAACGAGAGACTTTGGAGTACCCGGATTATTCACGATTGGATGCAGCGTAAGAAACACGGGATGCATAGAGGTAGTAATTTGACTATTCCCCTGTGCGCCCCGGTACAGTTTACTTCGGGAAAACGGTACAGACATCCCAACCCCATAGAACCTTATATTCTCGGGGCTATTCTCGGCGATGGGTGCATTACGAAATCCGTGACGGCGGCCAATTCTGTGTTACTCACGACAACGGATGATGAAATTGTCCAAAGATTCATGTCCGCAGGATATGATATGGGCCATTATCAGAGAAAAAGCGGGAATAAAGCCCAAAGTTATGTGATTTATGACCGTAACTTAGTGGATGCGCTGAGGGTGCTTGGCTTGGAAAGATGTGATTCTGCCAACAAGTTCATTCCCCGGCAATATAAATACGCCCCTGTTGAAGAGCGTAAACAGCTCATCCGGGGGCTGATGGATACCGACGGCTATGTCGATGGAAGGGGGTACATGTCTTACTGCACGACAAGCAGCCGATTAGCGGAGGACGTGGCATTTGTCATACGCTCTTTGGGAGGTATAGCGACAATCAAAAAGCCTCCTGCAGGATATAAGGACAAGGCAGGAAACTTCATCCAATGCAAGGATTGTTACAATGTGTACTTCCGTACCCGTATGAATCCGGAACTGGTCGGTTTGTCAAGGAAAAAAGCGAGATGTCGGTATGAGTTCAACGGTGGAGCGTCAGAACCCGGGAAAAGGATTATCGATGTCGAATATATCGGGAGACGGAAGGGACGCTGTATCACGGTTGATGATCCTTGCGGTCTTTATGTCGCTGACGACTTTACTGTAACGCACAATTCCTTCATCGGCAGCGTTTGGCTGGTGTCTTCATGTATCCGGTTCGAGAATATCCGTGCGGTGGTGGCCCGTAAGACACTCAAGTCATTGAAGGAATCGACATGGAACACCATCAAGTCGATACTGAAGGACTGGGGACTGAAAGAGGACATAAACTACAAGATAAACAATCTCGAAGGCACGCTCACATTCTGGAACGACTCGGTCATCATCATGAAAGAGATGTCGGACATTCCCAGCGACCCCAACTTCGAGCGTTTCGGTTCTTCCGAATACACCATCGCCATGGTGGACGAAGTGTCGGAAATCTCGGAGCGGGCTGTCGAAGTGTTGTTCTCCCGTCTCCGCTGGAGGATCCATGAGACATTCAAGACCCCGAGAATGCTGCTTACTACCAACCCGACGATTAACTGGGTGCGTTCCCGCTTCGTTCAGGGCGAGAACGGAGAAAAAGTCATCTGCCGTGAGGGTGAAGCGTACATTCCATTCTCCGTGTTCGACAACCCGAATATCGCTTTCCGTCAGGTGTACGAGGCGGCTCTGAACAAGATCCGGGACCAGGCGACAAAGGAACGTCTGCTCTATGGTAACTGGGATTTCGTGGAAGCCAATGATATGGCGATTTACAGCAGTTTCGACGGCGCCCGGCATCTCGTTACCGGACTGAAAGAAAGGGCGTATGATCCGACCAGACCGCTCATCACGGTGTGGGACTTCAATGTCGCTCCCCAAATGTCGGTACTCTCTGCACAGATAGATTATGAAAACAAGAAGGTCTATATATTGGAAGAGATACTCGGCAGGCCGGAGGAGAAAGAGAACAACACCCCAGCACTGGCACGGAAGGTTCGCCTGAAACTTTACCGGGACAAGCATATCGGCGGAGTGGATGTGACCGGTGACCCTTCCGGGTTGCAACGTTCTACCACGAACGAGGACGGTGTAAACAACTACACGATTATCGTCGGGACGTTCGGTAAAGGCGTCCTGCGACCGAAGGTGAAACTGCTGCGTAAGCAACCTCCACAGGTTACCCGTTGCGAGTTCGTCAATGAGGTATTCGATGGGTATAACGGTTGGGAAGTCCAGATTGACGTCAAGTGTCGCAATCTCACACGGGATCTGATTTACCAGCTCCGCAACGAGGATGGCACCAAGTCCAAGCAAAAGACAACCGATCCGAAAACAGGCGTGAAGTACGAGCGTTACGGTCATCTGTCCGATTGTCTTGACTACCTACTCTGTTACTACTTACGCGACAGCTGGTACAAGTTCAAGAGCGGAGGCGACGGGAACGGGTATGTGGTATCTACATCGGTGATTCAGGAAGGATTTTCATACTAACAACGGAACAAGGATATGTACAGACGGTTTCTTAACAACAACGACTATTTGGGGATAATTACTCCGGAAGCCCTCGCGCAACTCACGAGAGGTAACGATGAACGGTTCATTCAGGCGGAAGAATCGGCGGAGATGAGCATCGTGGAATATTTGTCAGAGAACTACGAGATAGAAAAAGAACTCGCAAAGGGAAAGTTTATCGCTGAATACGACCGGCGCATTACCTATCCTGTGAGGGTGCATATCTATTTCGAGGGACAAATCCATGAGGTGATACGCACCATCAGCGGCTATCGCAAGCCGACAACGGTCATCTATTGGGAAGAGTGCTCCGACATCCGTATCGATATGGAACAGGTAGCGAACTATTCCCAGTTCAACACCTATTATCCGGGAGATAAAGTAAATTACAACGGTGTTGCCTATACTTGCCTTGCTGAAAATGGGTACAAATTCGATGATATCCGTATCCCGATGGTCGGCAGTTGGATTGAAACTGAGACCTCATTATGGCAACCTGTCGAGTATCCCCTGTGGTCAGTCGTTGAATATGAAGGGGCGTTCTATACTTTGATAACACTTGACGGTTTCGATTGCAACCTTGATCCGATGGTGTCCGACTGCTGGGGCGCTATTGCGGACTACGATTCATCGTACAATGCCTACGAGTTGTCAGAGCATGAATATGTCATTTATGACGGACGGGTGTTTTACCCGGAAACGGATGTGAACGCGGACACTCCGCAAATCGGTCTAAACCTGTCGTTACACGATCCTCGTAACTATAATCTCAAGAAGCATATGGTTCGATTAGCTATTTACGAACTCACGAAACTCATTGCCCCGAATAATGTCAGTGTTGTCCGTATGCGTGATTACGAGGACAGTATGAAATGGCTCAACGATGCCGCCAAACTGCGACTTAATCCCCAAATGCCACGTAAAGTCGATGACACGAAAAAGCCGGTTACCGATTGGCAATTGGCCACCTTCCAAACGGATTATGACCAGCATCGAAACCCGTGGTTTACCTAAAAAAACAGCAAATACCGTTACCGGAATTCGTTTCCACAATCTTTATCATGAACAAGATACGAGACAACTGTTTGTTAGTTCCATTCTTATACAAACTATCCCCTTGGTCAGGAGGAAAGTTCCTTGTAATATGTCGCCGGAAAAAATATAAATCTAGTCTTTTAGAATAATCAAGCCGACAGGTCGCCGCCATAAGACCACACCTTTCTTACCATCAAATCCGTCCATCCCCGTTAATAGCTGATTTAAGGTCGGTTCCCTTTCATCATTTCCTCCTTATCTGACCAGAGCTTTTTTACCGACAGCATCAATCTCGTCAATAAAAATGATGCAGGGTGCCTTTTTCTTTGCTTGTTGCAACAAGTCGCGCATTTTGCCGCTCACATTCCTACAAACATCTGCATAAAATCCAATCCGGTACGTAAGGTTTGCTACTGGGATAAAGAGCAGAAACAGCTGTTTACCTTCCTAACCAATGCAATGGAACTATTTCCTTTACAAGTTGCAGAACTCTATAAAAATAGATGGCAGGTTGAATTGTTTTTTTAATGGTTCAAGCAACATCTGAAAATTAAGAAATTCTGGGGCGCCACAGAAAATGCTGTTAGAATACAGATATACTCTGCAATTATAACATATTGTCTTGTGGCAACTATACAGCATAATCTAAAATTGGATAGGTCGACATACGAAGTCCTACAAATCTTAAGTATATCACAAATTGATAAGACTCTTTTGTCTGATCTCTTCAATAAAGCTAAATTCAAAAATGACAAAGAACGAAGCGGTTCTAATGAACTAAATTTATTTAATTTTTAACCGTCCACTTTTTAGTGGACACTTATGATTTATTGTATAAAAAGGGGATATTGTGTTGTTGATGACATTGTTATATTAATATTTGTTTAAACCGTTCTCTTTCTTTAACTTTTTAGAGTAGGGAATCTCCCAAACAATTCTGTCTTTTATAATAGTAATACATTCCTTTAGAGGTTGATTTCGTGTTATTCTGTTTGTATCTTGGTGCTAAACGCATTATTTATATTGGATAGGCATTTAGGTTATGAATTGAATATAACTTTTGGCTTTTAAAGTACATTTCATTTTGTCAATGAAATACTAATTAATGGTTATTTTACTGATAAAGAAATTTGTATGATTTTGCATAAATACATATCGCAAAGATGCAAAAACGATTTATTTTATTGTGTTGATAGTGGATTTGTTTACAGCTCTTGTAT